CTGGTGTTACAGGCCCTATCGGTGCTACGGGTGACATCGGCCCTACTGGACCTACGGGATTAACAGGTGCTACTGGACCTGCTGGTGCTACAGGTCCTACAGGACCAACAGGTTTAACTGGTCCTACTGGACCAACTGGCGCTACTGGTGTTGGTAACATCGCAGGGTTTAATACCCAGACTGGTACTTCTTACACACTTGTTATTGGCGATCTCAGCGATATCGTTACTCTTAATAACGCTGCTGCTATCACACTTACAGTGCCACCATCAGTCTTTAGCGCTAATGACCAGATCCATATAGTTCAATATGGAGCAGGTCAGGTGAGCTTTGCTCAGGGTGCTGGAGTAACTATCCTTTCAACTGGTGCCACAACAACTGCTCCCAAGTTGAGAACTAATAAGTCTGCCGCCACAGTGATCTGTACGGCCAGCAACACCTTCTTGATCGTTGGGGACATAGTATAATCTCGCACTATGAGATTCCACGTCATAAGCCTGCCACATACACAAACAACTAAAGATTACGTCAACTGTGCCTATACTGAAAAGGTAAGGCGCTTTTGTATAATGATGAAGAACCTAGGCCATACGGTCTATCTTTATGCTGGAGAAGATAACGAAGCGCCTTGCGATGAGTTAATTACCTGCATCACTAAAGAACAGCAGGATGAAGCACTCGATGGTAAGCACTACACAGAAGCTGCCTTTGATAATGCACTACCGCATTGGCAGATCTTTAACAGTAACGCAATTATTCAACTAGGCAAGCGCCTGCAGAAGAAAGACTTTATCTGTCTTATCGGTGGCTATTCACAGAAGCCTATTGCAGATGCTTACCCAGACTATATGAGCGTAGAGTTTGGTGTTGGTTATGGTGGAGTCTTTAGCCAGTACAAGGTTTTTGAGTCTTACGCTTGGATGCACAGCATCTATGCAATGTTTAAGAACCCTACGCTGGTAGATGGTAACTTCTATGATGCGGTAATTCCTGGTTACTTAGAGCCAGAGATGTTCCCGCTACAGGAGAAGAAAGAAGACTACTACCTATACGTAGGACGTATGGTAGATCGTAAAGGTTTAGTTGTAGCACAACACGTCTGTAAAGAGCTAGGCGTTAAGTTGATTATGGCAGGCCCAGGCAATAACCCAAAGATTGAATATGGTGAATGGGTAGGACCTGTTGGTCCGGAAGAACGAGCAAAGTTAATGGGCGGTGCTATTGCCCTATTTGCTCCAACGCTTTACATAGAACCTTTTGGTAATGTGGTGATCGAGGCGCAAGCCTGCGGAACTCCAACCATTACTACGGACTGGGGAGCCTTCACTGAGACTAACCCAAATGGAGTTACTGGATACCGTTGCAGAAATGCAATGGAGTTTGCAGTAGCAACAGAATGGGTCAAGGACTTAGACCCAGTAGCAATACATAAGAGAGCAGTAGCGTTGTATTCATTAGATGCTATTGCACCACAATACGAGCAATACTTTGCAAGACTGCTGACTCTATGGGGAGATGGCTGGTATGAGAGGAAATAATGCCAACACTTAGCGATATGATAGATGAGGTTCGCTCATCTTTAGCAGGTTATACCCTGCGCCAAGATAGAATAACCTATCTCAATAGTGCTATATCATCTACTGCTACTGCTATAACTATCGGCTCAAGTTCTAACCTAGCCAAAGGCATCATTGAAATTGATGACGAACTGATCTGGATTGATAACTTTAGCCAAGCAAGCAGCACGCTTAATGCAGCTCCAGGATTTGGCCGAGGCTACCAGAACACACCAGCCTCACCTCACGCACAATATGCTCAAGTAACTCTTAGTCCAACCTTTCCACGATCAATGATTAAGAAGGCTATCAACGATGTAATCAATAGCCTGTATCCTAAGCTCTGGTCAGTTGCCTCAACTACCTTTACCTTTAATGCAAGCCAGACAACATATACCCTGCCAGATGATGTCGAATCAATCCTTTATATGTCTTGGCAGACAACAGGTTCAAGCCTTGAATGGCTACCTATCAACCGTTGGCGTGCAGACCCAATGGCAAACATTGCAACGTTTAATACAACAAACACAGTAAATATCTATGAGAATATCCAACCTGGACGAACAGTACAGGTCTACTACACAACTACTCCTAATACTTTAGATAACAACACAGACGATTATGCAGATGTAACAGGGTTACCTAGTTCATCAGTTGAGGTAGTAATCCTCGGAGCCTGTTACAAGTTGCTCTCATATGTAGATGCTGGTCGTATTAACCTGAGTTCAGCAGAGGCTGATCTTAACGATACAAAGATTCCAAGCACAGCAGGCGTTGCTTCATCTCGTTATATCTATGCTCTATATCAACAAAGACTCAATGACGAAGCGCTTAAACTTCAAGATAAGTTCCCCATCCGTATCCACTATACAAAGTAAGGCAGATAAATGACTAGACAGTATTCTTCTATTAGCGTTGAGACAACGCTGGCTGGTAGCATCAACACAACTGCTACTACTATGACAGTGGCAACGGGTACCGCTACAGCCCTAATGGGTGGTATTACCTTAGCCGGTGGTAACGTAGACATCTTCACCGTTGCACTAGATGCAGATACGGTCAACGAAGAGATTGTCTTCGTCACGCAAGTATCTGGTGACACACTAACAATCAGTCGAGGACAGGCTGGAACAGGAACTGCTGGAGTATCTGGTTTATCACATACTGCTGGAGCATCCGTCAAGCACGTACTGACCTCATCTGACTTGATCTTCTTCCGTAACAATGCCTCACCTGTAGCATCCTTTGGATTTAGCGGATCAACTTCTGGAACTACCACAGTGCAGGCAACTGCAGTAGCTGGTACTACAACCCTTACGCTACCTGCTGCAACCGATACCTTGGTAGGTAAGGCGACTACAGATACTCTTACTAACAAAACTTTAACTAGCCCGACAATTAATGGTGCCACTATCGGCACATCAATTATCAACCTTACCCTTAATGCACAGACTGGAACTACTTATACTCCAGTCCTTGCAGACAATGGCAAGTTGGTAACTCTATCTAATGCTTCTGCTATCACACTGACAGTGCCAACTAATGCTTCGGTTGCCTATGCAGTTGGAGCACAGATCAATATTCAAGCAATAGGTGCAGGACAGGTAACAGTTGCCGGTGACACTGGCGTTACTGTAAACGGTACTGGCACCAAACTGCGTGTACAGTGGTCTGCGGCTACGCTGGTGAAGGTAGCAACCGATACTTGGACCTTGATTGGAGACATCGTTTAATGCCAATTCTAGGAATTATGGCTTCAGCAATGTCTGCCAACCTATGGCAGCCACAAGGTGCCTATGATGCTTTGAGTACTATTACGGTAGGTGCTACCTCTGTTTCAAGTATCACCTTTGCTGGTATTCCAAACACCTATAAGCATTTGCAGGTTAGGGCTGTTGGTCAATCATCTCGTGGAACTTATGGTAATGACCAAATGACTATGAGAATAAACGGCGATACGGGTAGTAACTATTCAGCACATATTCTTACTGGAGATGGAACGGGAGCAAGCGCAAGTGGTGTTTCATCACAGACATCAATTAACCTTAGCTTCAAACTAGGAACTACCGTATCAGGCGCTTTCGGTGTTTTTATTATTGATGCACTAGATTACGCTAACGTATCAAAAAATAAAACTATTCGCAGTCTTGCTGGCGTTGATATCAATGGAACAATCGCTGGATATGGTGGAGAAGTGCAACTATCATCTGGTGGATACTATTCAACAAATGCTATTAATTCTTTTACGTTTACGCCAAGTAATGGAAACTTTACTCAGTACACTCAATTCACATTATACGGGGTGAAATAATGCCAAACACATACGTCGCACTCGATACTAAAACAATCAGCACAACTGTTGCTTCCGTTACTTTCACTTCTATTCCAAGTGGATACACTGACTTAATCTTAGTAGCTGACGCTACAACTGCTGTAGCAAATGGTTCTATTACCCTGCAATTTAATGGCGATACTTCAACCAACTATTCTTATACAGCGTTATACGGTACGGGATCGGCAGCTGGTTCTTTAAGAGCATCAAATGCAGCGATTATTGGATTCCTTGGCTATGCTGCCCAAGTACCAGTCGGGACTAGAGCAATGGGAATTGCTCAGATACAAAATTATTCAAACACTACAACTAATAAAACAGTTTTAATTCGCAATACTCCAGCTGTATCTTCTACAGTTGAAGCAGCTGTTGGTCTTTGGCGCAGTACTGCTGCTATTAACTCAATTACAGTGTTGCCTATTAGTGGTGCATCTATTGGCGCAAATTCTACTTTTACACTCTACGGCATAGCAAATGCCGATCAAGGAGCTGCCAAAGCAACTGGCGGTATCATCACAGAGGATTCACAATACTGGTACCACACCTTCGGTGCAACAGGTGCCTTTATCCCTAAGCAATCTTTGTCTTGTGACATTTTAGTTGTTGCAGGTGGTGGCTCAGGTGGTAACTTTAACGCAGGTGGTGGTGGTGCAGGTGGCGTACTTACACACACCTCACAGTCACTAACTGCCACAAATTACACAGTCACTGTTGGAGCAGGTGGTGCGGGAACCACATCTGGTGGTGCGACAAGCAACGGTACAAACTCACAATTTGCAGCACTTACTGCATCAGTAGGCGGTGGTGGCGGTGGCTGGTTTACAGGTGGTGCAAGCCTTGCTGGTCAAAACGGCGGTTGTGGTGGTGGCGGTATGGGTGGAGCAGGCTCCTCTTCTTTACTAGTTGGCACAGGTTCTCAAGGATTTAACGGTGGAACTGGATCATCTTCTGGCTCCGGTAACGGTGGCGGTGGCGGTGGTGGTATGGGTGCAGTTGGCGGTAATGCAACTAACGGTGCCGATACAGGTGGAAATGGTGGAGCAGGCGTTACATCCACGTTTATCAATGAGATTGGCGCCGTAACAGGAGTTGGCTTTAATTCTTCTGGTGCTTATTACCTTGCTGGTGGCGGCGGTGGTGGTGGCTATAATGCTGCTGGCGCTGGTGGTATAGGTGGCGGTGGCATAGGTGGTTTGCAATCTGTTGCTGGTGGTAATGGGCAAGTCACAACAGGTTCAGGTGGTGGTGGTGCTCGAAATGGTAGCGCACTGTCTGGTTCAGGCGGTTCAGGCGTAGTCATAGTTCGTTATGCGAAATAATAGGGAGATTAAATAATGCCAAACAATTATATTCTTTTGGAAACAATCGCCCTTACCCAAAGCGCAGCCTCGGTAACTTTCGACAACCTGCCTACTAGCGGTTACACCGATTTGAAGATTGTTGTATCAGCACGTTCGACTGCCAATGGTGGTCAGAATATGAACCTAACGTTTAACTCAACTACATCAGGTTACTCAGACAGAATTTTGTCTGGCAACGGTTCGGCTGCATCATCATTCACCTCAGGTAACACATCACGTGGTGGTTCTTGCGTTATGCCAGGTGCAGACTTTACTGCTAATACCTTTGGCAACGGTGAGATTTATATTCCAAACTACAGGGGTTCAAACGCTAAGTCGTTTTCATCTGATTCAGTATCTGAAAACAATACAACCCTTTCCTATAACCAAATGCAAGCAACGCTATGGAATAACTCTGCTGCAATTACTAACATCCTAATTGATTTATCAGGTGGGTCTTTTGCAGCAGGATCAACCTTCTCCTTGTACGGCGTAGCTGCCCTTGGCACAACCCCTGTCCTTGCACCCAAGGCTACAGGTGGCAATATCGTTTCCAATGATGGTACCTATTGGACTCACACATTTCTTACATCAGGCAACTTTGTGCCACAAGTAGGACTTACCTGTGATGTATTAGTAGTTGCTGGTGGCGGTGGTGCGGGAGCAGGTGCTGGCGGTGGTGGTGGTGCTGGTGGATTCCGTGCCTCTACTGGCAATGCTGTTACGACCACAACCTATCCAGTAACTATTGGTGCAGGTGGTGCAGGTGGCGCATCAGGTGCTGCTAACAGAGGTCTTGTTGGTTCAGATAGCATATTTAGTTCTATAACATCAACAGGTGGTGGTTTTGGTGGAGCACACGCTCAATCAATAGCAGCAGGCAATGGTGGCTCTGGTGGTGGTGCTGGTGGTGGTGGTAACTCTAACAACACTGCTGGTAGTGCTTCTCCATCAGGTCAGGGTAATAACGGTGGCATTGCATCTAACTCATCAGGTGCTTACGGCGGTGGCGGTGGTGGTGGAGCTAGCGCAGTAGGCGCTAGCGGTTCTTCTACTGTTGGTGGTAATGGTGGTAATGGATCTGCTAATTCATATTCAGGAGCATCTGTAACTTATGCTGGTGGCGGTGGTGCAGGAACCTACTCTGGCGGTGGTGGAACATTCGGTGGTGGTACGGGTGGAACAGGTGGCGGTGGTAATGCTGCCACAACTACAAATGGAACAGGTGGAAACGGAACTGCAAATCTTGGTGGTGGTGGCGGTGCTGGTACTTATACTAGCGCTTATGGTGCTGGCGGCTCAGGCGGTTCAGGCATAGTAATTATTAGATATCCAATAGCATAAGGAGAAATAGAATGTCACATTGGGCAGAGATTGACGAGAACAACATTGTTCTCCGTGTACTCGTTGGCAATAACAGCGAGCCAGATGAAGGCGAAGCCTTTATGAAATCACTCGGCGGTACCTGGGTAAAGACCAGTTACAACGGGAATATAAGAAAAAATTACGCAGGAGTTGGGTTCCACTATGACCCAACAAATGACTGGTTCCGCGCACCTCAGCCATTCCCATCGTGGAATTTGGATGAGAACGCACAGTGGCAGGCACCTGTTGCCTACCCAACAGATGGCTTGATGTATGTATGGGATGAAGAAACAACCGACTGGAAGGCAATCACAAATGACTGATAAGAAACTTGTAGTAGATATAGCAAAGGGAACGTCATCATATATTGACCTAACCCCAGAAGAGATCGAGCAGCGTGCAGTAGATGCACAGGCTGCTGCTATTGAAAAGGCAGAGCGTGATGCTCAAGAAGCAGCTAAGGCAGATGCCAAACTATCTGCTCAGGCAAAGCTCCAGGCTCTTGGCCTATCAGGTGAAGAGATCGCAGCACTTACAAACAACTAAGGAGTCACAGTGCCATACGGCGACGACATCACCGAGGGAATACCCTACGTACTCTCCAACCCTGCAGGATCTACTTCGTATACTCCAACTGGACCAGCCTACGATGTAGCCTTTGCTGCTCTTCCGTTCTTTCTTGCCGCATCCGATGAGCAACCTTATCGTCGAGTAACAGCGCAGTATCGTAAGCAACAGATTGACCAGACGCGTGAACCTGGTGAGCAGACGCTCACCGGCTGGTGGGTTAGATCTCAATCCTCGTTCCACTTAGGAGCGGGGATTAAGTATTTTGAGCCTATTCAAGAAGAGTCTCTGCGCTTTCAGTATACAGAGTCTAAAGGAATAGATGTCTGGACTAGAGGACAGGCAACACTACTCAACGATACTGCCAGTTTTTATACTGGAGCTGCTCCTGCTCAGATGATCGGCGTCAATGATGGCACCAATGACTGTATCTTTGTAACAGATGGATCTGCACTCAAGAAGATTACTAGCGCTGGTGCTTCTACAACTATTACCCAAGCTGGCACCCCATCAACTATTTATAGCCTTACTACTAATGGCACTAGTTATTACTTTATTAACGGCACCCACGTTCACAAAGGTTCAGTCGGTGCTACACCTGCCGATGCTGAAATCTATAATGCTACTGTTACTCGCGCCACAATCCGCTATGTAAAACAGCGCCTTATCGCTGCCATCGGTCCTGCTATCTATGAACTAGATGCTACAAGGTCTTCTTCTACAGGATTACCTACTGCACTCTTTACCCATCCAAACGCTAACTGGGTATGGTCAAGTATCTCAGAAGGACCACAGGCCATCTACATCTCAGGCTATGATCCAAATGGAACTTCATCATCTGTCTTTAAGATTAGCTTGGATGCTACAAATCCTAACGCTTTAGGTTTCCCAACGCTAGAAACACCCACTGTTATTATTGATATGCCAAGTGGTGAACGCATCAACGACTTTGATGTATACCTTGGTACTTACGCCATCCTTGCAACCAATCTGGGTTTTAGAGTTGGTGTATCTGATGCGACTGGAGATATCCAGTATGGGCCATTGCTCTTTAGAGATGCCGCTTGTACTGCTATTGCTTTCAAAGATAGTTATGCCTACATTGCAACCCTTGTAGATGGTGAAGCAGGTCTGGTACGCACTGATTTATCTACGACTGTTATTGCTAATGCTCTGTATTTTCCTTGGGCTTGGGATCTTGTTGCTGCTGGGACCAGCGCAACTGCATCTCAGGTTGCCTTCTTTGGCAACTCAGACCGAGTAGCATTTAGTACTGGAAACAATGTGTGGGCTGAATCTACAACGACTCTAGTACCAAGTGGATACTTACGTACCGGTTACATCCGCTATAACACACTTGAAACTAAGATCTACAAACTGCTACAAGCTCGCGTTGATACAACTAATGGCGGTATCACTATCCAATCTATTGATTCGACCGATACTGAATACGCTATTGGTATCTTCTCACAAGGTGAGAGCGTGCCTGAGATTAACGTAAACTACCCAACTACTGCACAAGAGTATCTTGGCTTTAAGTTTACTATGACTCGCTCAACCAGCAATGCTGCTAAGGGACCTCTATTTACTGGTTATCAGTTGAAGTCACTACCTGCAGTTCCACGTCAGCGCCTGATCCAATACCCAGTCTTCTGCTATGACCACGAGAGCGATAAGTTCAGCAACGAAGTAGGCTATGAAGGATCTGCCTATGCTCGTATGTCTCAACTTGAGCAGGTTGAAAATGTTGGTGACACTATCCGCGTTCAGGACTTTAGAACCGGTGAGTCATACCTTGGCATCATCGAAGAGATGGACTTCATCAACAAGACTCCAGAGGATAAGAGATTTTCTGGCTTTGGCGGCACACTTCTAGTCACGATTCGGACGGTCTAATGCAAGCACAAGACTATGCAACGGTAGCAGTAGCAGTAATTACAATAGTTGGCGGATTCGCTGGCGGAGTCAGGTGGCTAGTCAAACACTACCTCAATGAACTTAAACCTAACGGTGGTTCAAGTGTTAAAGATTCGGTAAACAGATTGGAGCGACAAGTTGAAGAGATTTATCGCATCCTTCTTACTCGCAATAACTCTTAGCGGTTGTAGCTATCAGGGCTGGGTTAGATATCCTTGTCAGGAATATGATAACTGGGATAATCCAGAATGTAACCCGCCTCAGTGTATTGCAACAGGTGCTTGTACAAAAGATATTTTTCCGGAGGACACCTTCAATGGCTAGACAAAGATTTACCAACGAACAACTTAAGGCAAGACTTGTTGTTTTTATTGGAGCAATACTAGGTGTGGTATTTCTAGGCTCAGTATTTGGAATCCTTTGGGCATTGATATTTGTAACACAACCATTGGGTGACCAAGCACCAAACGACAGAGCCTTTATCGAACTACTTACTACGCTCACTGTATTTCTTACAGGAAGCCTAGGAGCAGTACTTGCAGGTAATGGATTAAAAGACAAACCAAAGAAGGAAGATGATGAGCCAGCGTAAAAAGTTTATTGAAACTGCTAGAGCAGAAGTAGGAACTATTGAAGGTCCTAAAGATAATGAAACAAAGTATGGAGCCTTTACTAAGGCTAACTTCCAACCTTGGTGTGGATCATTCGTAAACTGGTGTGCTAATCAGGTAGGTCTAAAGATCCCTAACTGTGTATACACACCAGCAGGAGCAACTGCCTTCATCAAGAAGGACCAATGGGAGAAGGCAGAAGAGGCAATTCCATTGCCAGGAGATATCGTGTTCTTTGATTTCCCATCAGATGGCGTTGACAGAATCTCACACGTTGGCATTGTCGTTAAAGATAACGGCGATGGCACAGTCACCTGTATCGAAGGCAACACAGCCCCAGATAAGAAGGGTGACCAGCGTAACGGAGGGCAAGTATGCCTGAAGGTACGCGCTTACAAAAAGAAGAATGGCTCCAAACTACGTAAGTCACAACCTGTGGCTGTCGTTGGTTTTGGTAAGCCAGTATTCAAATCCTAAGGAGATAAAATGAACAAAGAGAAATTGATCGCTATCGCATCAACATACCTCCGCGCAGGAGTAGCGTCAGTAATTGCGCTATACCTTGCCGGAGTTACAGATCCAAAGGCTTTAGCAACAGCAGGTATCGCTGCTATCGCAGGTCCACTGCTCAAGGCACTAGACCCAAAGGCAACAGAGTTTGGACGTGGAGCTAAGTAATTAGCCCATAAGCGCGAGGCAATGGCCCCCTGTCCAGGAGAAATCCTGGGTGGGGGGCTTCTTTTTTTTATGCCAGAAAAGAACGAAACCCCTACAGGCCGCGAAGACTGTAAGGGTTTTGTCCAGCACTCGCGGGTACTTGGTTTCCCCGCTTCTGTTAAAAAATACCAGAGTCGTTGTCGTTATGCAAGTGTGTCTTTAAGCGGTGACAGTTAGAACAGAGCGTCTGTAAATTAGTCGGGTCGTTGTTCCATCTATCCCCGTCAATGTGGTCAACGTCAAGCTGGCTGACGTGGACTGGTATGAAGCCACAGTGCTCACAGGATTCCTTCTTGTGGACTGCGTATGGGTACTGGCTCTTGATGATGTTACGTTTATAGACTGCCTTGCACCGATACCTGCCACGAAGGGGTCGGTTCTTATCTCTGAGTTTAATCTTGGTGGGACCACAGACTGAGCATAGACCAGTCCTGGCTTCTTCATTAATATTCGTTAGTTTGTGGTCCATCAGGGTTATCCACAGGGCAGGGAATTGTGAGCAGATTCCCGCAGTTGGCACAGGTTCCGTCGAGGTGCCACCAAGCTATGTCATAATCCTCAAAGGCTGCCATAATGTTGAATACGGTACAGCCACAGGTACAGGCGTGGACGGGGCCTAAACCCCTGAGATCGGCTCCAAAGGGCTTAGGAAGGCCATTGTAGGATCTGTTTCTGCCTATGAATTTCTGCAGGGAGAGTAGACGGAGCAGCATACTGTCGGGCCTCCATACTCCTCGGCCCGTCTAGGGCCGCCTACTGTTATTCGCCTACGGCTCATATTATACACGCCTATCTGCCAAAAGTGTGTCTTGCGACACGCCGTGATATGATCTGCCAATGACAACTCTGGTAGGTATCCAAGGACCTGACTTCGTAGTGATGGCTGCTGATTCGCAGATCACCGATAACGATCAGCGCATCATATCTACTCAGACACCCAAGATCGTAAGCGTGGGTGACTACCTGCTAGGTATCACGGGCGACTCACGACCTGGAGATATCCTCGCGTTTAATTGGAAACCACCAACGTATAAGAACTACGATCCGGTGGAGTGGATGGGCAAGAAGGTACTGCCTAGCATCTACGCTGCCTTTAAGGATAATGGATACGACGCATCCGATAAGGAAGCTAACTTTGCCTACCTTGTTGCCTTCGATGGGATGTTGTTTTCTATCGGATCAGATCTATCATTTAACGCCAGCGAACGTGGACTCTTTACAGCAGGTAGTGGTGGAGCATTTGCTCTTGGCTATCTCTACTCACTCAAGCCTAACTCCTACAAGTCCTTGCTTATGTCTAAGGTAGTAGCAGAGAAGGCAATAAAGATCGCGTCGGTACTTGACGTGAATACCTGTCCTCCGATTCAATTAGTTACTCAACAGAAGGGATAGGAAGATGCTTGAATTTTTCTTTGGATTACTCTTTGGCTTCGTCGGAGCTTATGCCTTAGATGCTTTTCTACAGTACAGAGATAGGCGATAATGGATAAGACACTGAAGTATGCGTTAGAGGAAGCAATACAATCTGGTCGCAGATCAGCAGCGCCAGTCTTTATGGAGATAGAACTTCGTGAACAGATAGCACAACAGTTAGAAGCAGCCAACTATCCAGGTGCTGCATTTATTGTAAGGAACCCGCAATGATTACAGATCCCAAGGAACTGCTATTAACAGTGCTCCACGCTAAGGATGCCTCTCGTGATCGCAGTACTCAGACACAGGTAGGTCCATCAGAGATTGGTGGTTGCCGTCGTAAAGTCTGGTACCGATTGAACAGTCAACCTGAGACTAATGATAACCAATCAAAGCTCGCAGCAATTATGGGTACTGCCATTCACGCAGCAATCGAAGAGGCAATCGGACACATAGATCCAGATGGTAAAGATTACCTAGTTGAAGCTGCAGTAGCACACGGTGATATGAAAGCACACGTAGATTTATTTATACCTAGCACCGGCGCAGTCATTGACTGGAAGACAAGCAAGGTTAAGAACCTTTCCTACTTCCCATCAAAGCAACAGCGTTGGCAGGTACAGATCTATGGCTATCTATTAACGCAGAATGGTCACACAGTCAACACTGTCAACCTAGTTGCTATAGCTCGTGACGGTGCTGAGAAGGATGTAAAGGTTCACTCAGAACCCTACGATGAAGATGTTGCACTAGAAGCAATGGAGTGGTTAACTGAGATCAAGAGGATGGAGAGTGCTCCAGAGCCTGAAAAGGACGAATCTTTCTGCAAGCATTACTGTCAGTACTACGACGCATCAGGTGAGATGGGTTGCGTTGGCTTAAAAAAAGAACATATCGTCCTTAGTGAAATAGTTATTGAGGACGAGCAAGTTGACAAGAACGCCTTGCACTTTCTACAATTAGATGCAAAGATCAAAGAGCTAGAAACGCAAAGAGATTCAATCAAAAGTTCTTTCGAAGGAACCGTTGGTGTTACAGCCAGTGGTATTGAAATCAGTTGGACAAAGGTTAAAGGTCGTGAGACAGTTGACAAAGAAAAGGTAAAAGAACTTATTGGTTATGTCCCAGTAAGTATTGGATTAGAGACAGCAAGATTAAACATCAAACCAAGTGGAGGAAAATAAATGTCAGCACCCGATACAACTAAGTTCCAGGTGAACTACAAGTTAGCCGACGGAACACTCATCAATCTGTACGCTGCATCAGTGTCAGAACTAGAAGCGGGACTAGCAGATCTTGCTATGAACGCACTCAATATTCGCGCTACTGGTAATGAACTATCAGGTGGAGCAGTCGCTGCCTCTGCACCAACAGTTGCATCAATCGCTCAGGCATTTAACGCAACACCAGTTGCTGCTCCTGCAACAGACGGAGCACAAACTTGTCGTCACGGTGTGATGGCTCTACGTTCAGGCACTTCAGCTCGTGGACCTTGGAATGGATATATGTGTGCTGCACCAAAGGGTGCGACAGACAAGTGCGAAACTATCTGGATCCGATGATCGGTGCGCGAGCCAAGGTTCTATGAGAATCCTGCTTGCGCGACAGTCGGTGGCGACTTCTGGTTTCCTGAAAAGGTAGCTGGAGGTTCTAATAGTACCGAGATGGTTATGGCTAAATCAATTTGTAGAAGGTGTCCACATCAAGCAGAGTGTGCTGAGTGGGGAATACAGAATGAAAGTCACGGCATTTGGGGAGGCGTCGCTGAAGGTGAACGCAGGCTAATCAGACGTAAACGACGTATAACATTAAAGGGGGAAGGCATTGCTTGACTTATCACGCGCTTGGAGTGGGGTGCTTACCAAAGCAACACCTCTTCCTGACGTGTGGCAGGGGCTAGCATACAAGCAGATCAAGTTCCGGCGAGGACAAGTCTGTATGGTGGCTGCAGCTCCTAACGCTGGTAAGTCTATGTTTGCTCTTATCTATGCGATGAAGGCAAACGTGCCAACTCTTTTCTTTTCAGCAGATACAGACACTACAACTGTGATGATGAGAGCAGCATCTGCTGCATCTGGTCACTCCCAGGTATCAGTAGAGTCAAACCTATCTAACAACAAGCACTACTACGACAAACACTTTGGCAAACTAGAACATATTAAATGGGTCTTTGATTCATCACCATCACTAGATGATATTGAGTTAGAGATCAGAGCATATGTGGAACTCTATGGTCACGCTCCAGAGTTGATTGTCATAGATAACTTAATGAATGTGGCAGCAGAGACTGACAATGAGTGGGCTGGCTTACGTGCGATAATGATGGAGTTGCACGATATGGCACGTAAGACTGAAGCCTGCGTACTTGTGCTACACCACGTATCTGAGCAGAGTGAGTATGGATCACCATCTATGCCACCTGCTAGACGTTCCATTCACGGCAAGGTAAGTCAGCTTCCGGCGTTGATCCTAACGCTGGGTTATGACCCAACTAATGGTGAGTTGAAGGTAGCTGCAGTCAAGAACCGCTTTGGGCCACACGCTGCAGATGGTAAGGATTACGTAACACTGTTCGTAAACTATGCTGCTTGTCAGATCTCTGATAAAAATGCCTGGGGTGTTATGCTAAGAAATGATGTAGTAAATGGATATCAAGGCGACTACATAGTCCAACAATAGATAGGGAATCAAATGGCTGAAGAAAGTTTATCAAATAAGTACCGAGATAATATTAAGATTGAAGCGCTACGTACAGACGTTGATGCAATCAAGGTAGATCTAACCAACTTCGTTGGTGCTCTGCTTCAGTCTGGAGTTGTCGAGTTAGTCAAAGATGAAGAAGGCAATGTGATCTATAAGATCAACAAGGTTGTACTGGTAGATGAGCAACCCCAAGTACAATAAGGCTAAGGGCGCTGCCTTTGAGGTAGATGTTATGAAGTTGCTACGATCTATGGGTCAAGTAGCTGACCGCTTACGTCTAGCGGGTAAAGATGACGAAGGTGATTTAGTATGTGTTATCGCGGGACAGACATACATACTAGAACTCAAGAACACGGCGAGACTAGACTTGCCGGAGTTCTGGAGGCAAGCAGAAGTTGAGGCGCTTAACTACGCTAAGGCTCGTGGTATTGGGGAAGTGCCACTGCATTATGTTGTAGTTAAGCGTCGCAACTCTGGTATAGATAAGGCTTGGGTAATCCAGGATCTAACACAATGGTTAAAGGAGAAGAAGATGCCAGTTCCGGAAGGTCAAATCACTACATCAGAGATACTTATTCCTGATGCGCTAGAAGAAGCAATCGCAGAAGCTGATGCTGAAGAAGCAGTAGAAGAGTACGTTGCTGAGAAGCCTGCTCCTAAGAAGAGGGCAACGAAGATATGATCTGCGAGAACTGTCTTAAGGCAGGTGAGGAGAACTCACTCAACCATCTGAAGCGTGCCACACACTGGCACGAGAAGTGCGGAGGATGTGAATGTCAACACAAGATTGGTCAAGGCTGGGTAAAGGTCGCGGGAGTTCCCGTTCCACTGATGCAAACTCAGTCCCCATAGGTCCTATCGTCTCCTACTTCGGTGGGGAAGTACGAGAAGGACAGGATGTATCAGTTAAGTGTTGTCTGCATAGTGATACTCGTAGGTCTGCTGTAATAAATACGTATAACAATTTATATTTCTGCCATACCTGCGGTAAGGGTGGTAATGCAGTGAGTATTGTCTGCATCATAGAGAACTTGGAGTTTAAGGATGGCCTCAAACGCGCAGTCGAAATTGCTACTGGAAGCGGCGCAGCGATACGCCCAAGAGGTAAGTCCGGAAACTCTAGTCGCGCTAGACGAACGTGGGATATCTGAGACAGTAGCTGCTCGCTTTGAACTAGGCACAGTAACTGATGCGATGAATGGTCACGAGATGTATGAAGGATGGATCTCTATCCCTTACATCACCGCCGGTGGCAGTTGCGTAGGCTTTAAGTTTAGACGCCTAGATGATGGCAAGCCTAAGTATGGCTCACCTACTGGGCAGAAGGCACACCTTTACAATGTTGCAGATGTGTTGAAGATGTCCCCTTACATAGTTGTCTGCGAGGGTGAACTAGATGCAGTCGTTACTAGCGGGATGCTGGGTATCCCAGCAGTGGGTGTCCCAGGAGTACAGTCTTGGAAGCCACACTTTCCCAAGCTATTTACTGGCTATGACACTGTCTTTGTAGTAGGCGATAATGATATTAAGGAAGATGGGTCCAACCCTGGCGCTGACTTTGCCAAGCGTGTCGCCAATGAGATATTGAACTCAACTATTGTTACACTACCACCAGGTATGGACATCAATGACTACTACCTAGCACACGGAGCAGACGCTACGCGGGCTTTGTTAGTAGGTGAATCGAAGGGTGAGTAAAGAAGAATGGCAGATGATTCTACAGACTATACAGCATATGGGCTTCCAGATCCTAGAAGTGGATACGGCAACCGAGACTATCTTGATACGACCTATCGAGACAAGGTAGATCCAGAGTTTGTTACAGATGTCTGGCGCATTATGGATACCGCAGGTAACCTACTCATTCGTAAGCATCACGACTACGGCCCAAAGAATATTGCTCACTCACCAGGTGGAGCACTTAATGGTCTGCGTGTACGTATGTGGGATAAGATAGCTCGCATCAATAACCTTCTTGACTCAGGCGTGCAGCCTAGCAACGAGTCCTTGCGTGATTCATTCCTGGATCTACTTAACTATTCTGCTATTGCAATGATGGTCCTTGACGAGACGTGGCCTGATGAGTGAACTCCACCCTATTGTCTATGAGTTAGCGCCATCGGTTGCTTATGCAGTCCACCGGCGCTACAAGCATTGGGTAGAGCGAGAAGATGTTACTCAGGAGTGTATAGCGTGGGCTGTTACGCGTAACGCCTACATCACTGAGCAGATGAGTGTTGAAGATCCTAAGCAATTAGAACATAACCAAAGTCGTATCGCTTGGCAGATGAAGCGTGCAGTTGAACGCTATGCACGCAAGGAGAAGGCTAACAAGTCTGGCTATCAGATCAACGATGAGGTTTATTACCAGACCTTTACCCTTGGTCAGCTACTGCCATTTGTTATTGCATCAGTCATAGATGGCACAGTATTAGAGCAAGTGCAGGAGATGATTAACGATGGTCAGCCACGCGGATCATCTAGCCCAGCAGAAGGTGGCAACCTACTCATCAGCCTGATAGATATTAAGAAGTGTTTTCTCAAACTAGACCAGCAGGATCAGGCTGTATTACGTATGCGCCACTATGAGAACGCTACTCTGCAGCAGATAGCGCAGTACCTAGAGTGTGCAGTATCTACTGCTGATCGTAGGTGTACCAACTCACTGCGTAGACTGCAAGAAGAATTAGGTGGGGAGACACCCTTCCGGTGAAAGAAGAAGAGTTATTTAACTACCTCAAAGGCAGTCTCTACCCTGACTTGGTTAAGAGTCCAGGGATGTATGATACTTATGACTGCACCAGTGAGAAGGCTGCTCACTATATTGAACTTAAGTGTAGGCAGACTCATTACCAAACCCTGCTTATCGAAGAGATTAAATACCGCAAGCTCATCACTCAGGCAGCAGAGCGAGATCTTATCCCGTACTACATTAACTCCACTCCGCTTGGTATCTATTCTTTTGATCTTATGGATCTGCCTGAACCTAAATGGTATACACAAGTGATGCCAGTGACTACCGAGTTTGAGAATAAGAATAAGGTTTACAAGTTAGTAGGTTACCTAGATATAGAAGAGGCAGTAAAGTTATGATCTACGCTTTCAAATGTGAGTGCGGTAGCACTAGAGAAATCGAGCAGTCTATCCACGCTCAGGTCCTTGAACCCGTCTGCACTGACTGTCATAATTCTATGACCCGTGTATGGTCCTCTCCTGCTATCACCTTTAAGGGTCCAGGGTTCTATAGTAACGGCGGATAAAGCACTAACCCCCACTGGAAAGAGGTTAACAGTGAGGGCTAGTCCTTCGAAAGGAGGGCGGTTCAGAGTGTATCAGATATACCCTGAATAATCCACTCAACTACTGGTACAGCTACCGCGTTTCCCATCTGCTTGTATCGTTGAGAGTCTGACTGTCCTTCTGTCCAGTCATCAGGAAATCCCTGTAATCTCTCACACTCTACCGGCGTTAAGCGGCGTACATAAGCGCTTGGTTCAGCTACTAACGGCATATTATTTCCACCTGTTCCCATACGGGCTTGTAAAGTATTTACTTTGTTATCCTGGATTCTAATATCGGCAACTCTGTTCCCGTAAAAGACTATCGGTTCTTCATACTTAATCAAATCTCTTGCCCTTCTACTAGTCATTGCTGGTGCTACCGATTCAGTTGGGAAATCCCATAGTTCAAAGCAACCTACTAAAATAGTAGTTCGGATGTCGCCATTATCAAAAGCGTTTAGTGTAGGCATTACCCCCCCCTGGACCCAAGTTTCATAGTCATCCACATTCTGCGCCCGTCTACTCTTTGTGAACCACAACATTGTCTTCAGGTCTTTTGTATGAGGTGGCAGTTAATGTGGTTACTCCTGGGCTGTACTTTGCGAAACCTGTCTGACCAAAGCTTTCTCCAACGCTTCCGGTAGTTTCTTGCCGCGCTTGCTTGCTCTCCGAAGGATCCCTTCGCAAGCCTTCTGACTTAAAGAGTATTTCGGCAACGCCTTCGCTAGTAGAACGTCGCCCAACGATGAAGACACGACGCCTTCGCTGGGGTACTCCAAAGTGTTGAGCATCAAGCACCCTCCATCCAAGAGAATACCCGAGGTCTGCCATCGTCCCGATGACGACTCCAAAATCTGCTCCGTTGTTACTGGATAGCAGACCAGGGACGTTTTCGATAACGAAGTATTCGGTTTGCGTTTCGTCCACAATTCTTGCAATCTCCCAAAATAACCCGCTTCTTTCGCCAGCAAGACCAGCCCTTTTGCCAGCGACTGAGAGGTCTTGGCAGGGAAATCCTCCTGTAATAATTCCTTTGCTTGGATTAAATCCTGCATTTATTAAATCCTCTCCCTTTACTGTAGTTACATCTGTAAATTGTGTTGCTTCAGGGAAGTGCTTTGCCAGCACCTCGTTGCATTTCTTATCTATCTCTACGCTAGCTACGACCTTAACTCCTTGACGTTGCATAGCCAAGTCGAAGCCTCCGACTCCAGCAAATAAACTAACTCCCGTCAGCATCAGTACCACCCTCTTCGGTCTGAGTGTTGGAGAGCACTGCAGAAATTTCCTCGATAGCGGTGTTCAACATATCGTATAGCGTGAAGGATTTGTAGTTCAGGTTTTCTACTACGCTCTCTAAGGAGCTGAGCAATTCCGAAAGCCGTTGATCTTGGGTTATCGGCGAGGTGGTCAAGCCTGCTCTCACGGGTCCATAGGGTGACGGCACAACTTCTTTGCTTCCCATCGTAACCGAGGGCGCGGAGGTAACTAACGATAAGTGCTTTATTTTCACGCTTCTCCTCCATCGTTGCTTTGGTCTGCACTGGAGCTGGCTTTGTCGCCCTCTCCTCCACCCGCAGGTGATGTATCGGAGTCAGGATCCATATACTGGTCAGTGCTGCCGTCAATATCAAGCCATTTCTTACCCATCTGTTCATCTACAATTTTCTCCTGTTCGAGCAGTTCTTTGTATGTTTCAGGGTAAGCAGTAGCTAGGCGAGTCATTGCCCTATCCCTTGCTCGCCGGTAATTTCGTTGACGTACTGCGCCACGCTTGGCCGTCTTTATCCTTCTAGCGATCTCCGTCATTAAACTTGTCCTCCATTACTATAAGTACATATGTTACCAGCAGAATTGCTAGTATTCCTAGGCTAAAAGTCATTAGTCTAACCCGTAGTATTCATAGGTCTGCCTCACAATATCGGTGATATCTATAGCTCTACCGATCATATAGGCATCCTCCTCGTCACTATCCCAGGCAGATACCAAAATTCGGCCAGTCTGATCCCCTTTAAGCCACCAAAGGACAGCCTCACCCTCATTGTTACCGCCCCACAGGGCTACACCCTGCTCATCAGTGACCTCATATAGGTTGATAAGATCATATTCTTTAGGATGGAAACTAGTCATAATCCTCTTCTCTCTTCTAGGTAGTTAATGAGGTTGATCTCCTCTAGCGCCCGTATCATCCGCTTAAGATTTTTGACGCCCTCTTCATTATCTCCATTGGTTAGCTGTTCAATGGCTAGATCCTTGCATAGGTCTGCCTTAGCGATTAGATACTCTTTATTCATTATGCCACTCCCTCTTCTGCCTCAGTATCGGTCTGTCCCTCTTTGATGCAGCCGGTACATACATACCAGCCCCCGTCTAGCCATTGAAAATCGGCTACGCCCTCACAATATACGCACTCATTCATAGTTCTATCCCCTTAAAGGCATCATAAGCGGCGTCAGCTATTGACGCACAGCCTCTTGCATAAGAGATTTCTCTCTCCTCATCCTCCGAAAAGATCTCTACCGAATAAACAATAGGCTTGTGATCTTCTGTCTTGTCCTCGTACTCACTTACATAAACGACGTAGGCATTACTCATAGCGCCTCACCTCTTTCGAATAAGTATCCACCCATTGACGCACCCAGGTTGGTGCGAATAGTGATTGTGCCGTACATATCTTCATAGACCTCCGCATTGGGCATATTCTCCTCCACCCATACCTTTAGGTCTTGCAATGTATCTATCTCTTGAAGTTGCATTTTCTCTCTCTTTCATCCGTTAAGCCCTGCCCTAACCATTAGGAACAGGCTACCACACTCTCCCCCATACGTCGGAAAGAGTGCGATAGCTCGCCTCTAAGCGTTAGCAAATATCCCTAGACCTCCTCTCTCTTTCACGCTCTCACGCGCTAGCCGCAGACTTTCGGCTTTCGTATAGCCGGAATAGATCCCCTCCCCTAGATAATCTTCTCCCCTCCACGCCGTTACGCGATAAAATGAGCCTATGATCGCATTTCCGTCACGGGTAGCCCGTAGCTCTAGCCTCTCTTTTAGCATATGACCGCCCCCTTTTGTGCCTCTTGATTGGCGCAGGGATAGCAGAAAGTCTCCGTAGGTACGCCCAAAAGAAAGGCGTCTACGCCACTAAATACCAATTCAACACTCTCACAGTTTTTGCATTGTTTCATTTCTTGCCTCTTTTCTTGTAGTTTCTGCCTAGCGACAGACCGCCCCGCAGGGTTTCCCCTGCGAGACAGTACGCCTCCACGCTATAAGCCGACGCAGGCCGTCATAGATCCGAAACAGTAGCCCTCGTCTGTCCACCATATGCGCCCCGATGCCCACAAGATGAAGACAACGCCCGCAAGGATCAAGACCGCCCGCACTCTTTTCCCTCTTTTGTTGAGTTTCATTTATGCCCACGCCTGACTCAATGAGTAGCCTGCGTCTACTTTGTCAGGCTGTCCCTCATACTTATCACGAAAGAGGGCAGATGCGAGGCTGTAGACAGTGTGAAAGCCCATATCCATCCCACAGCCACCGACGCGCAGGGCGCGGGATCCATTCTTCTCCACCAATGGCCACCCCAAAACAACGGAGGCAAAGTATGTAAGGTCTAGGATCTTTCCATTTCTTGCCACTTTGAGGGAGATGGTGCGACTCATACCGCTAGAAGAAACAGATCTCAAAACAGTGTAAACAGTGTCGCCCTCGTTGACGTAATACTCTAAAAGTTGTTTCTTTGCGTAGTCATAGTCGGCCTGCTTTTGTTCTTTCTTGCTCATTGTTGCTGTTGTCATTTCTTTCCTCTTTCTAGTTTCTGACCTCGTCAGGTGACGAATTACGCCACGACGCCCGAAGGCGTTTCGGTCTTAAATCTCCAATGCTTGCAGGTTTTTTGCTTTCATTGTTTCTGCGATCTTTTGTGCCTTTTCTGATGGCTTTTGATTTTTGAAATCGTCGCCAAAATAGATGCTTTCTGGTTCGTAATCTTCGTCGTTTTCGTAGATCCCAAATCCCTCTTCATTTGCATATATGAAAGAGTGTTCGCCAGTTTTGATATAGACACACATAGTAAAACCGCCCGTCTGATGCACATCGCAAGAGATTCCAATATCGAACAAAGATCGCGCTATTTCTGTTGTTCCTTGCTCTTCTGATGCTAAAGCCATTTGGCAGACATAACAGCCACCCTTGCGTGTTTCTTTGTATTCGCCACTCATTGAATAGATTTTCTGCTCCACGATGTGAGGATGTGAAACGAAATCGGCGCAAGTGCGGGGAAGGTTTGGGTTTTCTATTTCATCCTGCGCGGGGCATAGTTCGGCTTTATGTGTGAACTCTTTGAAACCTTGATTGAGAGACACTATTCCATCTTCAATCTCGCAAGATTCACCACAAGCACCACAAGACCAAAACTCAGGACATTGGTGGTCTTTTGTGTTTTCTGTGAGGTAATCATCAAAACAAATAAGACAGGTTTCTGTTGTCATTTCATTAGCCTCTCATTGTTAAGTTGTCGTAGGTGTGCAATCCGTCTATGTTTTGAGTCAATGAAACAACAATAGAGCCGTCTTCATTTTCCCATTTGAAGAATTGCTTTTCACATTGTGGACAGATGCCGTCTTGATCGTTGAGCATTTCCATAGTTTCATCGTTAGTAGTTGTCCATTCACAAGCGATGCAACTAACTTTGATTAAGCCGTGATATGTGGCCATTTCTTTCCCTCTTTCTTTTGGGTGTTTCCCAATAGGTAAAAGATACCACAGCCTCCCCCATACAACAGGCAGGCGCCTAGCTTTTATCTGTGGCCAATCTGCGGGCGATCTTGTTACTCATTGGTAAGTTACCGGCTCGCCCGTCTTAGTAACTTGAGAGATTCCTGAGAACTTGTAGAGCTAGACGGCGAGGGTGATCCAATGGGCGCAGGGTCAAGGGGTCAGGGTCAGGCAGATCAGGGCAGACAACGAGGGCAGATGATGAGGGCTAAGGCTTGCCGATTGTTTAACCTTTCCCCGCCGATAGTAGAGTCACCGCCCCCACTTTCCCCCATATCTCCCCGCTATCTCCCCCGCGCAGGGCAGGGCAGGGGGTAGGGGGTCACCGCGCAGGGCTAGGCACTACCCCATCATACCGAATTTTTGTGCGCATACATCTATAATCCCCAACAACAAATATTTGCTAAAGTGAAGGCCGAAAGTGGCCTCTGACCAGCACTTTTACCAGTGTGATAGACATCACAGAAATAAAACGGGAAATGCGTTAAATTTCCTGCCTTAGTATATAGTAGGGGAGCGAAGCGGGGAAGACCTTCGCGACCCGTACGGTTGCCTCTTACGAGGCCCCTAGGCCGAGTACTGACTTACCCCTCAGTTCGCTGTAGCTCCCTCGGGCGTCAAGCCCGATCCTGGCGGTGCCTTTTAGTCGGGTGGGGTCTATCTAATACCTAGATCCGCTAAATTACTCAGCCCGCTAAATAAAATCACTTCCGGCCCAGCCGGTCCTAGGAGACTAATGGCTGAGAACTCAGCAGACATCGCCAAGAGAATTATCCTCGGCGCTGTAGCAGAAGGTATGACGGTTGAGGCGGCTACTGCCTCTGCTGGCAAGTCCATTAAGACTTATGAGTATTACCGCCGCACAGATAAGATATTTGCAGATAAGGTAGATCGAACCCGCCTAGGTCTCAAGGATAAACAGTTCGCCTCTGGCGATGCTCACGACCTGACCTTCGCAGAGTTCCGCCAGAACTTTCTCCATAGCAAGACCTTCCCCCATCAGCAGAACATCGTAGATGTCATCGAAGGCAGAGAACCTGGGTGGCTACACCCCAGTATGAAGTTTGAGCCAGGACTTGCAGCAAACCGCGTCCTGATAAATATCCCGCCAAACCACGCCAAGTCCATCACGATCACTGTGGACTACGTCACTTGGCAGGTATGTAGGAATCCTAACTTTAGAGTTCTTATTGTATCCCAGACGCAGCAACTAGCTGCCGACTTTCTCTACGCCATCAAGCAACGTCTGACGCACCCAATGTATGCAGATCTTCAGAGCGCTTATGCTGCTGGCGTAGGGTTTAATTCCAAGTCTGCTTCGTGGCAGGCAACCCGTGTCACCTT